ATAACACAATTGTATTGCTGGAACGTACAAGGAGTAGAGAGTCATGATGACTCACGACTCTTTGTGCAGAGGTTGATAGTCAACAACCCTGCAGAGGAGGAGATATGGTCATTTGACCAGTCTGCCTTCACGGACAATTTCGATTATAATCGAATTCAACGTCCGATCCTCGTAGCATTGCGACGTAACAACATCGTCAATGACTATGATCTCGCCGTCATCGATGTAATTAACAACGGTGACTGGGATGCCGATATCTTACGTCCTAATAAGTACGTAAAGTTCGGTTGTGGGACAGGGATGGGAACTCCACCTTCCTTCCCATTAGCGAGCATAGGTAATGGTTACCTATATGCTTACGCTTATACCAAGGTTCACGGTTATTACCCTGATCCTAGGCCCGACATACCTTCAGAAGGTATTGTCGTCGGCGATGACCTCTGTATAAGAGGAAAAGCCGTAGCTGAAGAGTATCTCAAGCTCTGTCAGCGCATTGGCTTGAAGGTAAATACCTCCAAATCAATGCATAGTAAGGATGTCGCAGAGTTCTGCGGCAAACTTATTTCAAAATATGGGATATTTGATAAGAGAAAACTTATCGATATCACCTCATACGCTGGATTAGCAGACACAATGGACTACTACCAGACTAGTATGGAACAATACTTGGAAAGTTTTCCACAGTTTGTTCAGCTCGCCGAACAGATCAGGAAGATTCCTCGACCTTTCGGAACTGCAGAGCCTATTGATCTTCTGGAGCATGCTCCCATAGAAGACATGACATCTGCTCAGACAGTCACGCTGTATCAACAGCAAGCGTCCAAGCTTTTAGCTCTTCAAAGAGATGGACAAATACCATCTCCGAGAGAATGGACCGAGATGATGAAGAGAAAAGATTCACTTCCTCATCCTGAATACGAATTAGACACAACTATGCCTAAACGTATTGGTGACACAAATCATGAACTTGATCAGTTGACCAAGGGCATGATATCGAATGCAATTGATATCTATCAAAATGCATCGACGCGAAGCCTGGATGAGCTTCAACAGGCCGCGATCGTTATGGATCGGCTTTACCGACTCATTAGCGATAGGATGGGTGGTTGTATGAAACCCCTTCATCCACAGGATCATGTCGCTCTCGTTAGACGACGTGATAGACCGTTGGCCGATGCCTTATATGACATCGTTACCACGAATGTAACTTTAGAAGCTCCCGAATCTGATGAGAAAGGAGGACTGTCATTATGAAAAACAACAGTCAATTCTTCTATGAGGCCGGTGACATAGATACTTCTATGCCAACAGATGCTAAATACTTGCCGACATATATTGCGGCAATGATAGCAATAGAGGCCGAACATCCAGGAAGCATTGCATATGCATTCCGGATGATGGCGCTTGCAAACTATGACTTCAAATTGAGGTCTAGGTGCAGCAAACCGGAGTTGTCGATGGAGGCGCAAAAAGCGCTGACCGACTGGATTCTCGACATCTATGAGAAGATGTCTGAGCACAATGAAGGAGGTATGAATTATGAATAATTCACCCGAACCTAATGCTTCTATAGGAACAAGTATTCCTACTCAGGAGCAAATGGCTGCTATGTCGGCATATGCCCAGCAGTCCAATCCTAGACGTAGTTCTAATAAGAAGACGTCAGGAAGACCACAGAAGACGTCTGGAAATATCCAGAGTCGTCTGGCTAAGGTTGAAGCACAAAATGCTTCCCTTAAGCAAAGAGAACAGCAAAGGAGGGAAAATACTCCTACTGTCTCAGTTGGTGTCGATTCAATCGACTTGGTTTATACCGGTAAGGTTGCCGGTAAAACCGCCAATCGTGTCGTTCCCATTGTGAAGAACGAACACGTCGAACAACTGAAACCATTATTGGTTCCAATTGTTTCGATCCTCAATGCTGCTATAAGAGAGAAGCAGCTTGAAGAGTCTCCTTTGTTGGTTAACAAGGAGCAGGCCGTGACAGAGGCTAATGAGCCAGTGTTCAAGGCCACAGCGTTGACTCGAGGCAAGATTGCCTACGAGCAGCTGTTTGCTAACGAGAAATTCGTCAAGAAATTAGGCGAACTCGCAAAAGTGGTCGACGACATCTATCAAGACGGCGTTGAACCAAGGAAGGTCGATACGTTTGCACGTACCTCCGGCCAAGAGAGTGTAATAGATATAGTTAGGAAAACTAATCCTACACTCGCCTCTAACTACGATAAACTTCTCGCAGATGAG